ATAGTGCAAATTAGTAAATAACTGATTTCAATTAATATGGGGAGGGGATTTACTCCTCCCTTTTTTTTAACATTTAAAATATAAAACAGATGGCATGCGATATTAGTTTGGGACGTAGTGAATCATGTAAATCAGCAATCGGGGGAATAGATGCTGTTTACTTAGCTAACTACGTAGCGGATTTAGGTTCAGCAGTAACCTATGATGCAACAAATACAGACGTTATTACAGATGTAAATAACGTTTCTACACTTTACAAATTTACTTTAAAAGGTAACAATGGTTTCACTCAAAAAATTAACTCTTCAAGAGAAAACGGAACTACATTTGTAGAGCAAACATTAACATTAGATTTGAAAGGTTTAGACATTGCAACTACTAAGCAAATTAAACTTTTAAGTTATGGAAGACCGCACGTAGTGGTACGTAATCGTCAAGGCCAGTACTTTTTGATGGGATTAGAGCATGGAGCTGATATGACTGATGGTTCTGTTGAAATGGGAGTTTCTATGGCTGATTTCTCTGGTTATAAAGTTACTTTAGTGGCTACGGAGAAACTACCTGCTAACCATTTGAATTGTACTTCAGACGCAACATTGGCAACATTGTTTAGTTCTGCAACAATTGTTTAGTACTAATTACTAAAAATTAAAGGGGTATCTTAATCGGTATCCCTTTTTTTTGCGACAATAAGAGCGAATTTAGTTTTTATAGTATGATAATATTGCAAGAAACAAATAGTAATCAATCATTCACTTTTATACCAAGAAGTGAAAGTTACAATACTTTGACTATTACAGACGAATTGGAAAATGTCACTACAACTATTGCTATTGTTTCAAGTGCAATCAATAGTTATTATCATACAATTACGGCTAATTTTGACTTAAAAGAAAATAGATTTTACATTTTAAAAGTATTAAATGGAAGTACTTTAGTTTACTACGACAAAGTATTTTGTACAAATCAATCTTTGGTTTCTTTTAGCGTAAATAACAATACATATACATCACATTCAACAACAAACGACTTCATTATATATGAGTAATATCCAAGTAATACAATTAGCGGAATATAAACAACCTATTATTAAAGAAAATAATCGTGAAGAATGGGTTGAATATGGGGAAAACAATGATTTCTTTGATTTCTTAATTGAAAGACATAAGAAGTCAACTACAAATAACGCTATAATTAACACGATTACACGTCTTATCTATGGTAAAGGCTTAACTGCTTTAGATGCTAATACAAAGCCAAATGAATACGCTCAATTAATTACTTTAATAAGTAGTGATGATGTACGTAAAAATTTAGGAGAGTTAAAGTTATTAGGTCAATGTGCTATCCAAGTTCATTATAATAAGAAAAGAGATAGAGTTTTAAAAGCGTTTCACGTTCCTGTTAATCTTTTACGTGCTGAAAAATGTAATAAAGATGGCGAAATTACAGGTTATTATTACTCAGATAATTGGCAAGATGTTAAGAAATTTCAACCAAAAAGATTAGATGCTTTTGGTTTTGGTAGTGGAGAGATTGAGATTCTATACGTTAAGCCTTATTCTGTTGGGATGAAGTATTATTCTAACGTAGATTATCAAGGTGCTTTACCTTATTGTACTTTAGAAGAAGAAATTTCAGATTACTTAATTAACCTTACGCAAAGAAGATTTACACCAACGTTATTAATGAATTTTAATAATGGAACGGGTACACCTGAACAACAAGATGAAGTTCATAGAAGTATTAAAAACAAGTTTACAGGAAGTAAAGGAGAGCCTTATATATTATCATTCAATAAGAACAAAGATAGTGCAGCAACAATAGATTCGATTCAATTAGACAATGCACCTGAGCATTATTCTTTTTTAAGTGAAGAATGTTTAAGAAAAATTATGTTAGGATATCAAGTTACAAGTCCTTTATTATTTGGTATTGCAACAAGTACAGGTTTTAGTTCAAATGCTGATGAATTAAAAAATAGTGCTATCTTATTTGAGAACATGGTTATTGAGCCATTTAGAAATTTATATATAGACGCTTTAACTCAAATTTTATCATTCAATAATATTTCTTTAAAGTTAGCATTTGAAAGTTTGAATCCTTTAGATGGTAGCGGAAATATTGCAAAAGAAACTCCTGAATCAAAAGTAATTGAAGCAATTAATTCCTTATCACCTTTAGTGGCTAATAAGGTACTTGAATCAATGACACCTAACGAGATTAGGTCTTTAGTTTCATTGTCTCCACAAGAAAGTGGGGATAAGTTAGCAACATCAAATACTACTTTAAGCGAACAAAAAAGCGAGTTAGAATTATATTTAGATTCAGTTGGAGAGGTTATTGACGAAAAAGAATGGATATTAGTAGATGAACGTGATGTTGACTATAATGAAGAAGTTAATTTAGATTCACAAATTGAAGCATTAAACAATCCAAAAAAGAATTTATTTCAAAAGTTAGCAAGTGCAGTTAAAGCAATCCCTAATGCAAAGAGTGAACAAGACGCAACTGTAAAAGGTGTTAATTATAAGGTTAGATATAAGTATTATGGCAATCCTAAACCTGAGCGTGATTTTTGTAGAATAATGATGAATTCAAACAAACTTTATCGTAAAGAAGATTTAGAAAGAGTAGATTCTAATTTAGTTAATCCTGGTTTCGGTCATAATGGCGAAAAATATAATGTCTTTTTATTCGCTGGAGGACCACGATGTAAACATTTCTTTCGTAGAGTTACTTTTATGTCAACAAATGGAGTAGATGTTAACTCTCCACTTGCTAAAACTATTTCAACTGAAACGGCAAGTAAAAGAGGTTACAAGGTTACTAATCCTTATCAAGTTGGTGTTCAGAAAAATAATTTACCTAACAAAGGATTTCATCCTGACAATAAAAACTTACCAATAGACGCACAATAGTTATGGCAGAAGCATTATTAATAGGTGTTAAAGATGTTGTTAAATACACATCAGTTAACGCAAACACAGATAACGATAAAATAATACAATACATTAAGATTGCTCAAGATATTCACCTTCAGAATGTAGTCGGTTCTAAGCTATTGAACAAAATAAAAGCTGATATTATTGCGAATACTTTAAGCGGTAACTATTTGAGTTTAGTTACTAACTATTTAAAACCTATGTTAGTTCATTGGACTTTAGTTGAGTATTTACCATTTTCAGCTTATACGTTAAGTAATAAAGGGGTGTTTAAACATAGTTCAGAGAATGCGAGTAATGTAGATAAGAATGAGGTGGATTTTTTAATTAGTAAGCAAGTTTCGATTGCTACACACTACACTGATCGTTTTATTAGTTATATTAATTACAATCAGAATCTATTTCCTGAGTACAACACTAATAGTAACGGGGATATGTTTCCGAGCGATGACACTAATTTTTGTGGATGGTATTTATGATAAAAAAAGATTACAAGGTCAAAGACGACAACATTAAGAAATTGAAGTTATATCTAAAGAAACAAGAACAAGATGGCGGAAATAAGAATAAGTGAGTTAACGGCAAAGGGTGCTAAGCTTGTGTCTACTGACTTAGTGGAAATTTCTGAGTATAATGGCACAGATTATGATACAAAGAGCGTAACAGGTCTTAATATATACAACTATTGTAACACACCACCAATAAGAGGTTGTCAGTTTGCAGGAACGAACTACGATTTCATTCTTACAGATGCTGGAAAATATCTTCAAATGAGTTACGGAAGTGCGTGTACTATGACAATACCAACTAATGCAAGTGTAGCATTTCCAATAGGCACAAGAATAGAGATAGAGCAAAATGGTGCAGGTCAAGTTCAGATATTAGCAGCGAGTGGTGTTACTATTAATTCACAAGGTGGAAAAACAAAAATTTTAGGTCAATATGCAACGTGTTTTATCATCAAAATAGACACGAATCTTTGGACATTAGCAGGAAATATAACAACATAAAAATAAAATAAAATGAGTTTACCAAACATAGACAAAATGGTGGCGAGTAAAGGAGTCTTTATTTGCAACAACACAACAGAAAAAACTGCAACTATTTCAGCTATATATGTACTTGAGGATACTGTATTCAGCGCTATAAAAGTAGGTGGAAGTGATGCTAAAGCTACATACATTGGAACGGCAGCGACTGCGGTAAAAGCTGGGGCTTACATAACAGGACAAGGAGTTAACTTTAGCGGTGTTACTTTAACAAGTGGTTCAGTTGCTTTAATTTTAGGTTAAGATGTACGGCTACGGATGTTTTATTTCGGCAAATGGTAAGCCACCAAGTGGTGTTGCTATTGATGCAGATGCACAAGCATTTTTTACTGCTTCAGGAATAACTGATTTAACTCAAAAGAATGCAGTTAATCAATTAGTTTTAGATTTAAAATCGAATAGTTTATGGACGAAAATGAAAGCTTTGTATCCAATAGTCGGAGGTAATGCAACGGCACATTCTTATAACCTTAAAAATACGGCACAATATCAATTAACTTTCTCAAGTGGTTGGACTCATTCAAGTACGGGAATGTTACCAAATGGTGCAGCATATGCGAACACTAATTTTAATCCGCAAACAGTTGGAATAACGAAAACTAATTTTGGAGTAAGTGTTTATTCAAGGACTAATAGCATTGAAAATAGCTCGTTGATTGGATTAATAAGTACAGCACCATCTTATATAGAGATAAGACCAAGAGCTACAAGTGCTATTGATGTTTTAGCAATGTATGATGACTCTTATGCTTATGGTAACTATTTGGTAACTTCAACAGGATTGCTTACGGCACAAAGAAGTGGTACAACTCAAAAATTTTACCAAAATAATACTGAGAAATACCAAAGAACAAGTTTTTCTGCGACTGCTGATTTAAATGGAAATATTTATGTAGGTGCAAGAAATTTTGTAGGTTCTGGAGTTGATTCTTACTCGACAAGACAGATTCCATTTGTTGCTTTCCATGATTTTTTTGACGCAACAGAAATGAGTAACTATTACTCGGCAGTACAAGCATTTCAAACATCTTTAAGTAGACAAGTATAATGAATGGAATTAAATTAACAACAACACAAAAAGAGCAATTACAAGGAGTGTATTTTGCTGAAAATATTTTTTTCAATTGTGTTCAAGATATTAATGGAGATTGGTTTGTTTTCATAAGTGAAGATGATAAACTATATTTGATAGATTCAGAATTTGAATGGCTAAATAGTGAAACTGAGGTTACATATGTGCCGCCAATTATAGAAAATCCATTCGTATAATGTTTGATTTTTTAAGTCATATTAATTTACCACCTTATTTACTTTTTATAGTGATTATATTCGGTATTTTGGTATATTATTTTCACAAGGACATTTCTAAGTTAATCGGAAAAAAGGAAGTTAAAGAAGATATTAAAGATTTAAAAAGTCATAATTTATTTTCTACACTTGCGAGGGTTAAAAATGAAGCAATGTTTTTAAAGTTTTATTCTCATGGGAAATATGATATTACAAAGTCTAAAATGTGTTCAGATTTTGTAAAGTTTAAATGTGATGTTTGTTCTTTAAGATTTAGCGATTTTTTAGACAATGAAATAGACAAACTTTCAAGTGATGAACTAAAGAATATTGTGTTATCTGATATGTGGGCTATGCACAATGAATACATTAATCAAATTAAAATACATTGGTTATCTAAAGGATTAAAATCTGAGGATATAGATTATGCTATTGAACTATTTGAGCGATTTAGACACGATGTAGTTCTTTCATTTCAACATAGAATAGATGCTATATTTTCATGTGAGCATTATAATAACAACTTCAAGAAAATTTTAGCTACTTATGAAATGTATGCAATGGGAATAGATTTACTTCCAAAAGATTTATTAACTACATTTGAAACAATTAACGGCAAATTCGCCAACATTAAATACAATTAATTATGAAAATTTTAGAAAGAATACAAAAACCAACACCACGTAAACACAAAATAGCAGGGAGAATAGTTACTGCTTTATCTGTTGCAAGTTTGACTATTGCAGAAAGTGGAGTTGTAGATGCAAGACCTTTAATAAAAGTAGGTTTACAAGCATTATCAGTTGCTTTAGGTAGTCAAGCGGTATATCATGCTCAAAAAACATTGAAGTAATATGATTACAATGAATGAACTTTTAAGCAATCAAGCGAGTTTTGATAGTTTAGATAAAGATGTACAAGAAAATTTAAATCAATTGTTTTTAAAGGTTAACATCGTACGCAAGGAATACGGCAAACCTATGATAGTTACAAGCGGTTTAAGAACAAAAAAACATCATTTAGAGATATACGCAAGGAAAGGAATTTACCCACCTAAAGTACCAATGAAATCAAATCATTTATTTGGTAGAGCTGTTGATTTTGCTGATGGAGATGGCAAATTAAAAAAATGGATTTTAGAAAATATTAAATTAATGGAGGAAATCGGTTTATGGATGGAAGACTTTAACGCAACTAAAACATGGGTACATTTCCAAATAAATCCACCAAAATCAGGAAATAGGTTTTTTAAACCATAATTATTACTATATTTGTAGACATAGTTTTTTTTCATATTTGATTTTTAGGTTTAAAGGGGTAAATTAATTTTTACCCTTTTTTTTTATCAAAGTATTGTAATAAACAAATATGTTTACTATATTTGTCGAAACTAATAATTTTAAATATGGAAAAAGGAACAAAATTAAATTACTACGGCAAAGAATGCGAAGTAATTAAAAGCGATTTAACTCACGTAGTTATTAAGTTTAAAAGTGGTACAATTATCTGCACACCTAAATCAACATTTTCACAAACTAAATAATTTAAATATGAAAATTTATCAAAAACTATTAGATGCAAAAAAGCAAATTGGCAAAGTATCTAAAAATGCAAAGAATCCTCAT